CGGTATGCAACTTGCTATATCTGCTAAGCAAAGCCATACGGTCTTTGCGTTCAGCCATTACTCTAGTTCAGCAGCCTCTGATTGAGCCTCTTTAATTTTTTCTGTTAGTTTATCTTCAACAAACTTATATACTCTCTCAAAAGCCTGCTCTGTGTTTTCACCTTCACGCTTAGAGTCAACTACGCCAAGATCAAGTCTTAATGACTGGAAATTGCCTAAGTTAAGAGTATAGCCAAGTGTTATTGATACTTTTGTATTTTCGTTTTCCATTACCCCACCTATTCTTGAATTTAAATATTCTCTGACCAAACAGGAATAAATCTTCCATCTTCAGTCTTCGTATATGTAAGTATACCGTCACCCATTCGCCTTGTCAACTCTTGGCTTGTAGGAATACTATTATTTGTTATTAATCCGTCTTTTCTGGGCTGCCCCATATGTCTAGATCCCAGTATAGCACGTATCTCTTTTATGTGCTCTTCTGAGTAATAAGATCTTATTTGCCAACCTCTTTGACCATTTACTCTTGCTCCAATTGGTGGTGGTATAATTCCATTTTTAATTAATTTTGGCATATACTTTCTATGACGATTAACTAATTTAGCAGTCTCTGCAACTGTGTATGCTCTTTGTCTATTTTTTCTAAAGTCTGTACGAAGACAAGTTTCAAGTCTATCTTTAGTAATATTATAAAACGTAACCATTCCAGTAGAACGAGAACTATGATATAAGCGCACCAAATCTCCGTTTAAAAACCAGAGTTTTTTACTACCCTTTATTACAGGGTCGTTATTGTATTGTTGGCTCTGGATTTTTCCCTTTGCAGTATCCATCTACCTTGCCCACTTTCTGATGGAGGATGAAAAAAATTACGTGAACCGCACAACATACAAAATGTTTCTAAATGATCTACACTGCTATATTGTCTGTCAACAAACATGCGACCATTACATTTTTTACAAAAAATCATACCCCATCCTTATTTTTAATTTGGAATGCCAATAATTATTAAATTAACGGCTAAAGATAAGTCACCAGAGGCACCAAATCTAACAACCCCCTCTACCTTTGATGTTGTTACTGTTTTTAAAATAACGCTTACATTTTGTCCAGCAGGAGTATTTCCTATATTTACTGGAGTTGCTGTTGCTATTGGTTGATATTTAAAGTCACTAGGAAAGTCATAGGAAAAAGATTTTTCAGATGCTGCGGTAACAGTAGAGTTGTTTGCTACTTCTACATAGCCACCTATCATACGGACCTCAGATGTCTTTACGCTTTGCTTTCCAGCACTAACTGTATCAACTGTTGTATAGTTATAGGTTGCTGAAGAAACCTCTGTAGATAACTGATTTACTGTATCAACTAACTTATAGATGTATGGAACATCTAAAGGTTGACCACGCTCTGGTAACGGTACTTTTGCCATTTATTCCTCCTATTTAATTATACCAAAGACTCTACGCCAGAGTCGAAGATAACTAACGATTCTTTTACTTCTTTTACTGATGATGCTATTTGTATCTTTACATGAACTGAAGTTGTTCCTGTATTTAAAAATGAATATGTGTGTATTGGGCTTGTTCCATGATAAGCAAAAGATCCAGCATCAAATTTTACAAATATGTCATATGCTGGTCTATTTAGTTCATCATCCCAAACAGCGGTAATAATAGATGATGTTATAGATAAAGCACCACTAACCGTTTCTGTAGGAACTGCATTTGTAACAAATGTTGGAGACCAGTGAGAGGTTCTGTTTTTATCTTCAGAGATAATTCTATATCTTACAACATACCCTGCGGTTTCTGAGTCAACTGGTGGCAAAGATTCTTTTGGAACAATTGCTTTTTTAACAGCCATTAGGTTACACCAATTGAAAATCTAAACTCAACATAGTTGCTAGTATTAGGAGACTTAACAATTGTTTCTGCATTGTCATTTTTAATAATTGAATATCCAGTTAAGCCATAAAGCGGATTAACTGTAGCAATATTTTCTAGTCTCATTGCATCTAAGGCTATGTAGTAATTTTCTGAAGGTACTCCACTATCAATAACACATGCATATATTTTAACTACAGTTACGGCATCCCAAGTAAAATTTGCACTTGTATAAAGTTCTTGTAGTTGCTTTGATATTACAAAATATCTGTTTGTTTCAAAATCTGCAATAGAGTTTTCTAGATTACCAGAACTTCCATGATTAATTTCTGCTTCAAACCTTGCAAACTCTCCAGTAGTAGTATCTGTTGATGCAAAGTCAACTAAAATTCTAATTGTTTCTGGAATTGCACTGGAGTTTCCATTTTTACTTATTAAAGAAAATGCCAACCTAAGTTCATCTATTGGAGAGTTTCTTGTAAAATCAATATTCGCTCCAGTTAAATGAATATGGTTTGATCCTTCTTCAATTACAAAGTGATCAAGAGTCGGACCACTATCTTCGCTTACTGTAAGATCTGAGTCATCTCCTTGAATTAAAATTACGTTATTTAAAAATCTGCATCTTTCATACCTGTTTGCACGAGAAGATTTATAAAAAATTGAGTTATCAGCATTTGTTTGAAAAACAGAATCTGCTACTGCAATCACATTATCATCTTCTGGATCATCTAACGGTGCGGTAACAGTATCAATTGCTGTTGCTGCGGAAGCGGTATGATGTTGCCAGTTTTCTCCAGTAGTAAATGCAAACACTGTCTTGCTGTCATAAGCGCCAGCAGATGGGTTTGAGCCTGCAGAGTATAAACCTACTTCAGATATTTCGTATCTTTCCTCTGTTGGTAGTTCTGCTGTTAAAACTATTTTATTTATACCGCCTTCATTTACGAAGCCTCTAGATGAGATTGGAACACGAAACATTTCAAAATCAAGGTTTTCTTTTGTTGCAAAGTTATCTGCTACATCGCCAGTTTCTAGCGGGGTAGGACCACAGCCAACAGCCAAAAATGAAGCATAGGCAGGGGCTTGACCAAGCATATACTTACCAATAATAGTCTTACCAGTGTTAGTTATCAAGAGGTTATTTCTCCAAATTCCGCTTCATATATTGTACCACTTGTAGTTATTTCTACCTGAATTTGTTCATCAATTTCAAGATTAATAGCCTCAATAATCATGTTTCCTGTGTTCTGATCTAAATAAACATGTGCCCCACCAGGTCCCGTTCCAGGCTGAGGAATTTTGTTTTCAAGTTTTATAGAAAAATTTGCAAAATATTTATCTGAGGTTGATTGAAGACTAACAATATTATTAGGATTATATTGTTGCTGTATTGATGATAAATTTTTTATAGGTTGATAAGAAACCTGTTGCCCATTTACAATGTCATTACGAGCAATATTAATTAACTCGTGTCCACCAATGTTTTCAAAAATAAGGTCTGTCATTACCTCAATTGGAGTGCCTTCATCATCAAATAAAACAGTGTCTATTGGTGCAGTTTTAACTGGTGGTGGGGGTGGCTGGGCTGCTACAGGGGCTGCTGCTGTTGGAGTTGTTGCTGGAGTCATTGGCTCTGGATCTATAAGTGCTGGACCAAAAGTATTGGTTGGTCCAAGATCTGGTGGTTGATTATTTGTCGTAGTCGTTGTTTGTGGTTTATTTAATTCAGACATGATTGCTTTTATTTGTGCATCTGTTGAAGCGTTTAACTTATCCATTGCTCTAGTAATTTGTTTTACACTTGCTTTTGGATTTGCCAAAACTCTATCTAGTGCAGCAGTGTCTGCCTCTACTTTTTTTGTTGCAACTTCTAAAGCATTTACTGGCACTGTTGGACCTTTAGATGATTCTGAATATGCTCCATACCAACTCATCTTATACCTCCGCCAAATATGTTGTCATACTTGGTCCATTATTGCCTCTAGAATATTCAATATTATATACTACAAACCTACTTGAGTCTGAGGCAACAAGATCTAATCCAGAAGAATCTTTGTAATTAATTGTAACAATATCTCCTAGTTGCATTGTTGGAATTGAAAATAGATTTACTCCTACAGATTTTTTAGGATGCATAACTTTGTTAATAATCCATCCCATTAATGCTTGAGCATCATCGTCTGTTTGAATGTATATGCTATCAATTGAAAATTCATTTTTTCCATATATCATTCTGCTTTGTCTAATTTCATCATATTTTGCTTTTTCTACAAGAGGTGAAAATATTAATGAACTACCTTGAAATTCTGGATCAGACAAATTACCACGTTTTTTAAAGTATTCGTCAACAGTTAATTCGTGAGTTGTGTCTTGTGTAAATGTTACACCTTGAATTCTTAAAAAGTTTCCACTAGTTTCATCAAGGCTTAAAGCAGTATCTGTAGCATTAAATATTAAAAACTCTGCACCATATGAGTCTGCTATAAATCCAGATGTTGTGTATCCTTTAATTCTATTAAATGTTGGAGAAAGTTGAGCATAAAGAGCAGGGTATGCACGATCATACTTAACATCAAAGTATGCACATTCACGCATAATAGAGCCAAACTCTTCAAAGTACATATTATATTTTGGAGGCTCTTGTGCACTAATTCCAGATAGGTGTGTTGCTTGCACAACTCCACTCATTGCATATTTTCTAAATGACTCGTTTGCATTAATCTTACCTTCTGATAACGCTGAAGCAAGAGTTTCTCCTACGGTAAACACTGTATTTTGAGAATAGTTTTCAGATAGTGCATATATATTTTCAAACATGCATCTAGATGAGCCACGAGTAAACAAAGCCATATTGTTATAAATTGGAAGTGGATCTGTGTCATCAACAACTTTAACTAATTTATTATTGATGTATAAATAAAATCTTCTTATCTTGCCAATATCTTCATACTCTACGGATAAATCATATACTGTTGGATTTTCTTCCCCTGCCATTCTGTACTGACCAGTAAAGCGACCATCGTCAACAAGAATTTTAGAAAGTCCTCCCCAAAGTTTAATTGGGATAGCATTGTTGTTTGAAGAATCTTTTTTAATTTTATAAAAAAGTATATTGTTAATTGACTTTTCTGCATTGCCTTTTGTATCAAGTTTAAGATAAGAGTTGATGTTATCTTCTGTTAATGCAACTATTTCAAAATAATATCCATTATTTGTTTCTGGATTAAGCAATACTGCAAGACCTCCAGATCCACCGCCAATGCTTACTGTTTGGTCTGGCTGCGTTCCAGATGTTTGATAATAGGTTGTGCTGCCAATTGGTGTCTGCGTTCTACTTGTATTGTTTTCTATTTTACCTACAATCCTAAGTCTAGTTCCAAAATGTCTATATGCATTATTTAAATTTTTATAAACATATGAAACAAAGTTTAATGGAATTTCTGTAGTCTTAAAAGATGGACCATTCATTACGAAAGCAGATGACTGGACAGTTCCAGACTGTGTTGATTTTAAATTATTTACTTGAGTTTCTGTTAAATAATTTGTAGCCATAAAGTTTTTAATTACTCCATTACGAGTGGTCTGCCTTGCTAAAACATTGTTAATCCCAGCGGCACCAGTTGTAGTAGATGGGTAGGTAACATCTTCATCTAATTGTGTTGTAAATAAGTATTGTGACTGCATATCTAATCCACGAATATACTCATTATCAGACCAGTATGTTTCTATTCCTGCTGTATGGGATGCTATTGTTGTTCCAAATTGTGCACGTCCATGGTCTACTACCGCCCCATTTTGTAATCTGGTTATGCCGTCAACAGTTTCATAATATGGAGTTGCGTATATTCTAACCAAGCCTGTTGGATATATTTTTCCATTAAACGGTAGTGATGAAAAATAACTTTGATATTCTTGATTGCTGCTAATATAAACATTTCCAGTTCCAGTTATATTAAACTGTACTGCATCATATCTAATAATTTCTCCGTTAGAATAAAAATATCCTTGATATCTAGTAAGCCAGTAAACATTTTCTCCAAGATCAAGGATATTATTTGTTAGGATATGATTAATAACTGTAGGGGTTGAGGAAGAAAGATTAGAGTTTAATGGCATAGCGCCTAAAACATAATTGCTTTGATTTGCTGCAACCTCATTAATAGTTTTTGTATTTTCGGTTCCAGATACTTCCCATAATAAAGATGGTTTATAAATCCAAGACTTATCCTGATCAATCATGCTTGATTGTTTTATTGAACCATAAGATCTTTGAATATATCTAGTTGTATAGTTAATCTTTCCATCATTATAAATTTTCTTATCTTTAGATGCTATAGAAATAATGTTTGGTAAATTTCCAGATGTTGAGTTTTCAACAACGCCTGCATCTATTTGATTTGTTGATCCAGACAGTACAAAATCTGTGGTTCTTTGATCTGATGTTGGCATTAAATAATCTTTACTCATTACAATAAAATTATTATATTCATCAAAAAACATTGCTGTTTGTGTAGCAAGTGCTAATTGATTTAATACTTGAGCAACGTTTTGATCTGGTGCAACAAAGAAAAATGGAATTACTGGATCAGATTCGCCATCAACCCTTCTAAATACATAGTTGCTAAAACCAATATAGTCAAGCAAAGTCGTTATTGCATAACTTAAAGATGTTTGAGTTGTCAATAATCTTGGGGCTGGCATTGATTCTAAAAAGAAAAAGAAATCTCTAAGTTCTATAGATAACGTTCCACCTGTAATATCTGCTTGTGGAAAACCTTCTGAATATAATGTCTTAATAGGAACATAATAGTCAAACCCTTCAACATCAAGAATAATTTCATAGAATGTAAATTTAATATTTTTTCTAATATAGTCTGCAATAATGCTGGTAGAATTTTGATCATTAAATGCTTGATCATCATCAAACAAAGATAGTTGACCATTAGATGCAAGTAACTGCCCTACTGGAAGAGACGTAATACCTATGTCAGATAACGTTTTTGTAATTTTATAATCAATAACCTTATCAGAAATATCAACTACTAATCTTGGAGACATCTCAATTAAGTCAAAAGTAGAGTCAGCCTTATTCATAACATCTACAACAATTCTAATTCCATCAAGATAGGAAAAGTCACGATAAGTTACTCCACCCTCTGTATCATTTTCAAATGATGCTGGAGAAGTTAAATCAGTTATAAAGTTAGTGTTTAAGTCAATTGTTTCAGATCCTAATTGCCATGCGTATTCTGGTGAAAATGTTGCATAGTCTCCATTTGTCCAGATGTACATTGTTCCTCTGTCCCCTGCGTTTTCTATTACAAGGTATGCGTATCCTTCAACATTGGATTCTGGCAATAAGGTATCTGAAGAAAGAGTGTCAGCAAATACAAAAATTGAACGGTACTCTTCTGGAATAACTAAACCATACTCTAACTCTACATATCCATCTGATCCAATAATAGGTTCTCCAGACGCAAGCGTATCGTTTTCTCTAAAGGTGTATGCGTCTATCCATTGGTTGCTTTTAAGATATTGAATCTTCCATCTAGCGGGAGTTGTTCTATTTGTATCTCCATATAATGGGTCTGGTATTGATCCAGTGCTTGTTGCAAATGGTCCAAGATCTACATCTCCTACATTTGTTTGCATTTTTACGACAAGTCTATTTGCTGGGACACTTTCTTTGTAAACAACAAATGGAACCGCATCATCAATATAATGCAAGTCATTAGAAACGATACTTGCAATTCCTCGTTCAATGTTATTTTCTGTTCTATAAGATGTCCAATATCTAAACTGATCATATCTAGATGGCATATAATATCTTGGTCTTTGTGCCATAGAGGCACCAGAGTTTGCAAAAAATCTATTATTAAAAAATGCTGCTTTGTTAATTCCAGACCTTGGTCTAAATGGGTTTAAGCAATCTTCTAAAGAATAAATTAGTTTTAGTTTATCTTTTTTTAGTGTAAAACTTTGTGGAGTATTATTATCTTCAAAACCACCATCAACAACAACATCTGCATCTGTGGCTCCAGTATAGTAGTTGCCAGCATCTAGGGAGTCAAAATCATTTGGCAAGGTAAAGTATTGAGATGTATTGTCTGTTGGGCGATAGCGATAATTGCCAAGTTTGAATATATTATCTGGCATATTCATGTTCCACTCAGCCAAAACTAATGACTGTAACTTAACAGTTGCTGATGTTTCTAGATGTGTCTTTAATTCTTGTCCTTCAAACACCCTAGACCTCTTCCAGTGTTACCGATATATTCCAAAGATCATGATTGGTGCCACCACGTTTTACAATAGAATAATTAAAGTCAGAAATATAAACTTGCATTATTTGATTGTATTGTGCTAGATGTCCATATGAAGCATCTGTAATTTCTCCATCAACTGGGAAGTTACTGTACTTATCATATGCCAAATACATCCAAAATGGACCTTGATGGTTTTCATACCAAGAAAGTAACTCTACTCCACCTGCTCCACCATCTGCTGTAAACTCTCCTGTTGTATTTTTATAATCTGATGTTCCAGCAGAATCAAACCCAGCATCTTGATAGTATGCTCTTGATGGTAGATTATTCCAAGACACTGACATATTTAGTTTGTCTGCAATATGATATGAACGCATACGACCGTTGATGGTTCTTTGACGTTGTTCAATTCTAACTGGTGTAAATTGTAACTCTCCACGATTATGATCAGAAAGTATTAAGAACTGGTCTATTAGGCTATTAGCAGTGCCCTCTGGGACTGTAGCGCCTATTTCAAGCCCTGTTGGTACATATACTCCATCTACAAGAGTTCCTGCATTCTCAGACCATAATAGGGCTTGTGGTCTTTGATATCTTTTTCTACCCGTCAAATATGCGGCGGTAGCCATTATCTTTGTCCCCTAATTCTTTGATTATCAATATACTTAATCTGTCCAATTACTGCTCTTGCAATATCGTTTGGATTAGCATTTGATTGTGGTACGTTAATTCCCACATTATAATTATACACGCTACGAGAGTTGTCATTGACAGATGTTACTGCTCCAATACCCGCACCTTGACCATCATATGATGATCCAATCATTGATGGATATTTAGACTCGTTTAACATTGAAAGCAAGGGACCGAACTCTTGAGTTGATTTTTTATTTATTACAAATTCTCCAGGAGTTAACATTGCAGGAACGGTATCTGAGCCAATTCTTCCACCAACAGCCATATATTTAGGAACCATTCCACCCATGGACATTGGCATAATCTTTCCACCATACATGTTTGGTTTACCCTTTGTTGCAGGGCTTCCACTGCTAGTTGTAATTGTATTAATAATATGAGTTGTAGTTACTGTTCTATTTAATGCAAGAATTCTATCGAGAACTCCTTGTGCTTTATCTTGAGTTTTTTTAATTTCATTTTGATATTCTATAGCCCTAACTTTGGCTAATTCATCTGCAGTTGTTTTATCTTCCCAATATTGTTTTTGTTGATTAATAACTTCAAGATCTGCATCTTTTAAATCAATGGTTTTTTGCAAAGACTCTCTTGCTGCAACTAAAGCATTTTGTGCTGTTAATAATTTACCTTGTTGAATAGTATAAATTTGATCTTCTTGTAAACGAATTGCTGCTGTAGCGGTAGCCTTTTGTTGTTCTAATGCAAAAACTTGTTTTTCAATTTCAAGTTGTCTTGCTGCAATTTGGTCTTTTGTTAATCCTGTTGCACTTCTTAAGCCAGAAATTTCTGCTTCTCTTGCTGCCTGCAAGACACCAGAACTTCTTCCCATTGCATTTTTTGCTGCATCTGCTCTAAGTTGTTGTGCAGCA